CGAGCGGGCTGCCAATCCCGCTGAGAGACTGGACGGTGATGCCACCAAGCATCAGATCGAGCGCCGCGAAGTTGCTGGTGACCGGCGGGTCCCAGTTGTTGACGTTTTCGTTGTGTGCCTGCTGGATCAGACCGACATTGGCGGTGTTGGTGGTCATGGTCGGCTCATGGGTTGTACAGCGGCACCTTGTAGGTACCGCCCGAGGACGAGATAATGCTCTGAAACGCAGCGGGCTGAGACGAGCTGAAGGTTATCGACCCCGCCGCCCCAGATCCGGTGGACAGTGCGGTCGCCTGCGGGAAGACTTTCTGCAGCGTGATATTGAGATTGTTGATCGCCTGCACGCCCTGCTGCAGCGATGTCAGGATGTCATTGAGCGAAAGCATCAGCGCCTCCCCGAGCTGGCCATGCGGAAGCGCACCCGACCGAGCCGCCAGAACTCAGCCGACAGATTGCTCTGCACCTGGACCGAGAGGAATTTGTTGCGGATGCGGCAGTTGATGTATGGCGTCGCCTGCGTCACGAAAAACGGCCCGTAGGTATAGGGCGTGGCGCCGAGCGCGTCGGTGCCGAAGAACGTGATGACGACCGACGCATCCTTGGCGCCCGAATAGAGCCCCCAGATGAAATCCGGGATGATCATGTCGATGAAGGGAAGATCCTGACCCTCGGCGATCGTGAACCAGCCCGAGCGGAACACCGGCAGCGCGGCGCCGGTGATCGAATTGCCGGTTTCGTGCTGCCACAGCGTGCCGTTGGTGTCGGCACCGATCGGCATGCCGAGCACTGAGATGTCGATCCACGCCGTGCGGATCAGCGAGCCGTAGTCCCATTCGAACTCCTGGCCTTCGATGTGGACCTTGGCGTACGAGTCGGGCTCGGTCGCGTTGGCGGAACAGAAGAACCACGCAACCTCGTTGAACCCCGAGCTGACGGCGACGCGCGTTTTCTTGCGGTTGGCATCGACCGGCGACAAATTCTGGAACACGAAGTCCCACACCGTGCAGGGCATCGGGGTGACGCCCTGCTGGGCAAGCATGTAAAAATTGTTGGTGCCGATCCAGTACGGATTGCCCGCAAGCACGCCGCATGCATGTGAGGACAGCCAGCCGCAGCCGGTGCCGACGCGATTGAAGTTGAAGATGATGGTGCCGCCCACATAGGTCATCGTCCACACGTCGATGTCGGTCGAGATCAGGCCGAACACCGGGCACTGCATGCCGCCCCGGATGATCGATCCGGTCGGAATGTGGAACGAGCCCGCCGTCGTCAGGTTGGAGACGACGAAGTTGGTGTAATCGCCCGCATTGCTCCAGCGCACGATCAGCGGGTCCTGCACGCCGGTCGACTGGGTCGAGCGCCAGCACACCAGGATCTGCTGCGGCATTGAAACGAACAGGCCGCCGTTGAAGAACGGCGCCGTGTTGACGACCTGGAAGTTCTGAAAGCCGAACGACGCCGCCCAGGCATAGACCGGGCCGTTCTCCGGGCACGCGAGCAGCACGTCGCCGAAGTTGTCGCTGGTCCAGTCGGTCGCCGTGATCGGCGTGCCGGGCGTGCCAACCCCAGGAGTGCCGGTGCCAAAACCACCCGCGCCGAAACCGCCGCCCAGACCGAAGCCCGATCCGGGAACGGTCGGGCCGAGCGTCACGTAGTACTGGAGCTGCATCAGCCCGCCATTCATCGATGCGGTGGCGCCGCTCGGCGCCGCTTGCGGCAGATTGATGGTGAACACGTTGGGACTCACCACCGAAGCAATCTGGTACTTGCCCTGGATCGTGGCGCCGCCGACCGTGGTCGTCGCGATGAACTGTTGGAACAGGCCGGGGATTGCCTGGAAGCCATGATTGGGCAGCGTCACCGAAACGACCTGGGAGCCAGCCGTCGTGGTGAAGCTCGGCACTACACCGGGCGACGCCGTCGCGGCCGACTGTGACGACAGCATGATCGTGTAGGGGCTGCCGCCGCCCGACGTGATCTGGTAGGCGCCATTGAATATCCAGCCGCCGACCGAAACCGGCGTGTTGAAGTAGACCGTGTTGTAGGTCGATACATTGGCGCCAGCGTCGGTGATCTGGGCGAGGCTCGACCCTGCCGTAACCGCCACGTTCACCGCCGAATTGGTGATCGTCGTCTGCGGCGTGATGTCCTGACCGCTGCCGCTCGTGAGGACGATCGCGTTGGCGGTCGCGCCGACGAACAGATGTTGAGCGCCCGCCACGTCCTGCCACGCATGCAGATCGCGCACCGTCGAGCCGATCGTGACGGCCGTATAGGTCGCCCAGCCGCCGTACACCTGGATCAGCCCTTCCTTGTAACGGATGAGCTGGCTCTGGCTCACGCCTGCTTGGTTCGCCGCCAGCGTGAGCTGCGTGTCAACACCGGGCTTGAGCTGGACGGCGGCCCACGGCATGGATCACACCCTGGGCGGCGTCGCGATCGGCGACGGCTGCTGATGCGACCAAGCGGCCGACTCGTACTTCTTGCGCAGCTCGTCCACGTTCGCCGACTTGAACAGCGCCTGATATTGCGTCTCCCAGCTCTGCGCCATCTGCGGATTGTCGGACTGCGATCCGAAGTCGCGCATGTAGCCCGCCGCGAACACCATGGTGGCGGTCATGAACAGCTCGGGCACGTTCTGGGTGAGCCATGTCGAGCTGTTGCCCGACGACAGCGGCGTGGGCCGGAAGGTGCCGTACTGCTCGGTGGCGTAGGCCTGATCCGGGGTCGGCCCGAGCAGGAGCTGCGTGTCGGAGACGCGCGCGGCGTACTGCGGCACGCCGCAATTGGACGAGAGCGCCGACGGATAGACCGCATTGATGTAATCGAGCGTGGTGAAGATCACCGGGTTGCGGGTCGCGGCCGAGCTGGCGGCCCCGGCCGGGGACAGGATGTTCAGGTTCTCCAGCACCAGGATGGTGCCCTGCGCGGTCGAGATCGCGACCGTCGACACGCCCGATGAGCAGATCACCGACCGGTCGCCGGTGACGGTCGTCGCCACCAGATCCAGCTCGCGGTAGAGCCGCCCCTCGCCGTAGTCGATCGCGCCCGGCAGGAAGGTGTTGAAGTTCGGGTCGCTCGACGCCACCACCATGATGTTGGCGAGCTGGCTGACCCAGAGGCTGTAGTTGAGCGCCATGGTCAGATCTCGTTCGGTGCCGCGTTGGAGATCGAGATGACGAGCCCGGCGACCCCGATGTGCGAGATGCCGTCGCCCTGCAGCGCGAGCTGGTGGTACGCATAGGCGCCACCGGCGGGCGTGGCCGAGATGGTTTCGCCGATCGTCCCGGCGGTCGTGCCGCTCGACAGCGTCGTCCAGCTCGTGCCGTCGTTGGAGCCCTGGAACAGCCAGCCGGTCGCACCCGAGCGCAGGAAGGACTGATCGCTCGGCGCATAGGCCGTAAACACGCTCACGGTGTTCTGGATGAGTCCGACGGTCGAGGGCATCGTGAGAGTGGTGCCGGTCGGATCGCCGTTCCACGCCTTCCCTATCGTGTTCTGGAAGCTCGAATTCGCGATCGAGAGCGCGGCGCTCGCCTGCCACGGCTTGTCGACCAGCGGCCGCGTCACCACCGTGAAGGCGGCGGTGCCGCTCGACTGCAGCGAGAGCGGCGCCTGGGCGAAGGCGCCATCGAGCCCGGCGTTCTGCCGCAGCGTGCCGATGTTCTGCCCCAGGCTCGATCCGGGGGTGAAGCGGTCGATCGGATTGTAGCCGATCGGCGACACCGGATTGTCGGCGAGCACGTAATTCTCGGGCCGAGGGTTGGCGATCGGCACCGGGTCGGGTGGCAGGATGATGGTGCGGAGCTGCTCCTGCGGGGTGTCGTAGCAGCTCTGGCACACCAGCAGCCGGATGTTCTGCAGCTTCGGGCCGCGCCATTCCATCTGCCACTGCAGATCGCTGTGGTTGAACAGGAACTGGCAGCGGTCGCAGACCGCGAGCGCGACCGGCCTGCGCGCGTCGATCCTGGCGCGTCCATGCGGCCTCATCGCCAGTACCCCGCGAGGCCCGGATAGACGTAGACCGGCACGTTCTCGACATCCTGGCTCGCCGCGATCAGCCACGCCTCGTCGGCGTCGGCCTTGCGGATCTGCTCCAGCTCGGGCCGGTAGATGCGGGCGAGCCGGTGCGCCAGATTGGAGGTGAGCGCATCGAGGAAGCGGTTGATCACCTGGACGTT